CTTGTCTATAGTTTTCATGCAACCAATTAGCAAGTTCTGCAAAGTTTCTGCGAACTTCTGCTTTATCTTCAGCAGGTAGCAATCGAATACTTAAGAAGGTTGGGATATACAGCAGATGCATATTAACAATTCCGCCACCGGCTTGTATTCCGCCCACCGTATTTTCAAGATTTACTTTCTTAAAGTTCTGTGTGATCTTCCACTTGGCAAAGTCTGCTAAATGTTTGATGTTTAATATCTGTATAGCAGTGGCAATACTAACTTGTATGTTGTCGGGAGTGTTATCCAGCTTGTGAAGATTTCGCTCGATAACATCCCAATCACTAGGATAGCGTATATACCAATTACGGTCACCGACAGCATCAATACTAAAACCCACTTTAACCTTTTTGAATTGTTTCCATAGTTCGATAATTTCATCATCTACCAGTAATCCATTTGTGTTGTAACGTATAAGGATTTTGTCTGCATATCCTTGTCTAATAATTTCTTCAAGGAACCATTTATGTTCGCGTATCATTAATGGTTCGCCGCCTGCAAAGTACACCTGCTTTAGGTTAGGAATCTGAGCATACATCTCTTTCCAGAAATCTGGATTCTCGTGCCACTTATTATTAAAATCTTTCCTATCCCATGACATCTGTTCTTTAAGTTCCTTTGCCTGAAACAACGGGTATATCTTTTTATGATCCGCTACCCACTGGCTGCTGTCATGCGGACTACACATAACGCACTTGAGATTACAGGTATGGCCTAAGCGTAAATCTAAGTAAACAAGACGTTCAGGAATAGTTCCATCTTCTGCTGTTTGCTTAATAAGCTCTTCAACATCGATGCCATCTTCCATCCACGACCCTGTTTCCCAGATACGTTTACTAGCAACACCGCGTGACTCTTCAGCAATGCACTTACTACAGCTAGCAGGAATTTTTCCTTCAAGCATAGTTAATCGTACATCTTTCATGTATTCATTGTTCCAAGCACTCATAGGTGTTTCTCGACCAAAGTTAGCTGGTTGACCTTTTTCGTTCTTCACCAGTCCCACTGTGTGGTTTTCTCCTGCTCCGCTGGCATTAGCGGAACAACATAATCGCATATCGCCATTTGGTCTGGTGGCAAAATGTATCCAGGGTAGTACACAAAAAGTCTGACTACCCGACACTGCTTCGATTTTGTCCTGCCACTGTTTGATCTTATTACTCATTCATTCTCAATTAAATTGTTCGTTGAATCGATCTATTTCGCCACACTGTTTTGAACATTCTTTTAACGGATTACATTCCCATGTGCTTTCAATTGCCGTGAAAACGTTTTGTTCAAAGAGTTCCTCTAACGTGTTCTTATACAAACTTAGTCTAGTTCCTATCTTATCCATGTAATCAATACGATTAGGATTATTAGGAGATTGCCATTCATTATCCAACCAGCAGCAAGGACTTACGGTTCCCGTGGCACTGATATATAGGCTTTTCTCTTTTTGTACTTTACAATTTATTGTTGCCGATTTTTTGTTTACCGGTATTTGCTTACTTCTATCGGTGGGATATAATATATGTATAGTCTTTCCTTCTTTGTTCAAAACATTAAGTTGAGTGTTGCTAAATCTAGCAGTATTCTTTGAAACAAATTTTTTAAACCCTATAGATTCACTGAGTTCCTTACAAAGTTCAACCTGATGTTTGTTATGTTCAAACACCAACATGTCCCAAGTAGCATGTCCCCCGGCTGTGATAAAATTTTTGGCATTGTCTATTATTTTCCCCCAGTCCGTGCCTATACGATACATACGGTGAGTGTCTGTTAGTCCATCGATACCAAATCGTACATGAACTCTTGCTTCAGCAAGTCTTTTCCAGAACTGTAGATTTCTCGCAGACCCGTTTGTATTCATGCTCAATGTGATATCGGGATTGACTTCTCGAATATATTCAAAAATCTTTAAAGTGTCATTGGCAATGATAGGATCTCCTAAGTTGCCGCACATAAACAACCGATCTAACTGTCTTATAAACTCAACCGAAAACCATTCTTTGAATTGATCTAATGTAATTTCTACAATCGTCATGAACGGATTATCGATTCCACCTTGGATATTACGGGCGCACATAGGACAACTAGCTTGACATCTACTTGTAACTTCTAGATGAACTGTTCTGATATCTGTTAATGTATACACTATTTCTTACCTATGATCATATATCGTGTGTACAACGGAAGTTCTAATGATCCGGCCCACGTTATATTAATGCCGCATTGTGTTTGAAATTCTTCCAGCGACTGCGCGGTACGAATATGCTCTGGAATGGCATAATTATTGCTCTGTAAAACAAATAAACTGTTTTGAGGCATACCCGACAACCATATGCCGTATTGGTCTTGGGTGATGTGTTCACAACTGGTATTGATAATAACATCGGCATCGCTACGCATAGCAGACATGTCTGCGGTGACTGCACGAAACTTGCCAACCATTTCTTCTATTTTATTCATGTTAACGGCAATAGATTCACATGCAGGATCTATATCAATACTGCGGATACCAATAACCGGTACGTCACTTTGAAATAACATACTGGCTAATACTCCGACCCATCCCCCGTATATGTCTATGGTAACAAATTTATTAATGTGACGTCTCAGATTAGTGATCAACCACTCTTTACTTTTTAACTGTCCGCTCCAAAATGCATCCATTGTACGCATCGGATCCGGGCTCTGTCGTATGGCCTGCATCCAGTGATGAAGATGTTCGGTGTCTATTTGCATTTTGGTATTTTTGAATCTGCAGAACTCACACAGCTAGGGGTTACGCATGTTCTCGGATTGGTTATAAGATCAAATCCTTCTGTAAGGGTTCCTAATTTGTGATCATGACAACTGTATGACCTTTTCACTTCGTTACCTCTTATTATAACACTTTGATAGCCTGCATTACAACTCCAATCTTGGAATTTGTTAAATCCAAATGCGTTGAATCGTTCAGCTTGATCAAATAAGTGTTCTGTACCATCTTGTTCATACAGAGCTATCTGATAAATTTCTTCTCCTTGTGCCTTCTGCGCGAAACCTGTCTGCATGGCTTGAATCATTTCATCAGTGTAGCCACTGACTATATGACTGGCGGTAGGATCGCTCTGTGGTTTCAGCGTGACGTTTATACCTCGTTGATGAAACCTTTCACAGCGATCATACAGTTCCCAAAACTGCTCAGGAACCATTACTTGATTCACTGTAACATGTACTAGTTCGTACATCAACTGAAGACACTTGTCTCCGAACTCTTGCTCCTTGGCAAACTCGGCATGGAATGATGCGGTAATACTCCGACGTTGCAGCATGTCTGTGTTTGAACACCAAGTGGTCCACCATTTTGATCCCGGTGATAGATTAGTGGTCATGTGTATGCTCTGGTATGGCGACACAGTGTCCTGTTGTAGGTGCTTGACTAAATCATTCAAATGTTTGTAGGCCGTTGGTTCCCCTCCACTGAAACTCCAATGGAATTGATCAAAGCCATTTAGTTTGGCCTGGCGTTTGATTTCATCAATGGTCGAGGTATAGGTTTCTAAACTCTGATGATCAATTCGATCTGATCTAGCATAGGGCCAGCAGTAGGAACAGTTGTAGTTACAGAATCTACCCAGTACCCAACTCACAGAAAACAGTGGACGGTCTAGCATGGTCCTCTGCCCGAAACGCACAATCTTTTGAAACGGAATCGTTTGAAAGTCTACAATCATAATATGCTAGTATTTAACACAGATATCTCTTGCATTTCAAAAAATAAGGTTATATACTATACTTGTGGTCGTGAGCAAATTGGCAAAGCTCCCGCTGGACCCATAGTCCAGAATGGGGACGGGGCGCTGACGTAGTTCGTAGCCTTTGTAGGTTCGAAACCTACCGACCACACCATTGACCGGAATAAGTATATTCACATAACGATAAGGAAACAGATATGTCAAACACAGTAGAACAACTCAAAGCAGCACTAGATACATTTCTCTCAGAGGACGCTAAATTCGCAGCAGGAAACAATGCTGCAGGAACCCGCGCTCGTAAAGCTCTGCAAGAAGTAGGCAAGTTGGTCAAGGCACGTCGCACAGAAATCACTGAAGAAAAAAATGCCCGCAAAGAAGCTAAGTCAGCGTAATGTAAGCATCGACGATACCATCACGGTCAGTAGTGGGGATTGTACCACTATTGATCTTGGTGGATATGGTGCTGCTAACTATACCTATAACTTAGGAACCAGCATGGGCACAGACACCATCACCCTTGATAGCAGCATGTTCACCACAGGTAGTATTACCTCCCCCTACACATATACAACAACCGGCACCGGTGGCTATACCATAAGCACTAACCCCTCTACTGTTCGTATCGATACAGACGGATTGACCATGAAAGAAGGTGCTGACATTGTTGTAGGTGGTAAGAGTCTAACCCAAGCCATAGAAAAGATTGAAGAACGACTGGCCATACTGAAACCTAATACAGAATTAGAATCTCGTTGGGAACAGTTAAAAGAACTGCGTAACCAATACATGGAACTAGAACGTGATCTTTTAGAAAAAGAAAAGATCATGAAAATATTGAAAGAGTCATAAATGAATGTTAAACTTTTATCCTATTCCCAACCCACAGGCGAATTTAGACTCATGGGCATCGAGGATGCGCAGGAACTCATTGCGTATTGCGCCCGTGTCAGCAATCCCTCAAACCAGCTTAACACTGAAACATCAGACAAGCTCATACGATACTTGGTCCGACACCAACACTGGAGCCCACTGGAAATGGTCTCAGCCTGCTGTGAAATCACCACCACCAGAGATATTGCCCGACAGATTCTCAGACACAGATCATTTTCATTCCAGGAATTCAGTCAACGTTATGCTGACCCAACTAAAGATTTGGCATTCGTTACAAGAGAAGCCAGACTTCAAGACCCCAAGAACAGACAGAACAGTATCGCAACAGATGATCAACGCCTACAGAGAGACTGGGACAAGCAACAGCAACAGGTCATCGATTATGCAAGAAGCGCCTACGACTGGGCTATCGCTAGAGGCATAGCCAAGGAACAGGCTCGTGCTGTGTTGCCCGAAGGCCTAACTGAAAGCAGACTCTACATGAATGGCACCCTGAGATCCTGGATACATTTTATTGAACTGCGATCAGCCAATGGCACACAATTGGAACATCAACTGGTTGCTCGAGCCTGTGCAGAAGTCATCGCCACAGTGTTTCCGATGGCAGAAAATTTATTAGGCAAGGAGCCGCAATGAAAACAGACCTACTCAAAGCCGCATTACTGAAAAAGAAACAGAATCAAAAACAAAACAACGACAAAAACGCCACAGATGCCAATCACGGCATACATGGTAGCCAGGTCAATGTAAACAAACCCGTCAAGAAGTCTGCAGGTCGTGGAAGATAATCTCAAAAAATTCTGTGAAAACTACGATGTTCGAGTGGTCAATGACACTGGACGAGCTGCTCGATATCATCCTCCTAGGTTCTTCACAGATCCCGAACGTGCAGACATCGTCCGAAACGATATCGTAGAATATCAAACTGAAAAACTCTATACACTACAGATTCCAGAGAGCAGATTAAGGACTTTGGTAGAAATGGAAAAACGCTTCTTCAACAATAATCCGCACAGCCAGGGCTACACCGACATGTTCGAAATGCTGATGAGCAAAGAACGTGAGGAATCACAGTTTCGAAACACCCATGAATCTGTGCAAAAAGCCTATGAACAGTACAGCATGATGCTGTATTTGGCGGGGTATCACAGAAAAATCTGAGTCATTTTCCAATTGTTATTGACAGGTTATCTAAAAGATCGTATAATTAAAGTGTTCGACTACTAAGTCATTAAGGAAAAACTCAAAATGAGAGACTATTGGAGCTGTGGCAAATTTGCAGATTGGCTTCGTGGTACCCCCAAAATAAAATGCGGTACCAGCGAAGAATGGGATGCTTGGTACAAACAAGCAGCCGAGAACCATCCTATCCGATATTGGATCGCTGAAGAAGGGTTGGACAAACTACAGAGTGTGTGGTGTTATATTCCAGAAAGGTTAAACGATGCTAGATATTATATCAACAACCGATTTGTTTCTCGTACTAATAGTCTTACCGCTCATGCCCGGGATATTAAGCCTGGCCAGTGGCAGGACGTGGGGAACCGCTTTCTGCCTTGCCTATTCAATGAGCTGGTTGATTTTGTTGAAATAGAACAGGCATGGCATCACTGTATTTGGAGCGATGAAGCTAAAACTAAATTCAAAACACCATGGTGGCGTAAGGGTTGGCTGCGCTGGAGAACTTGGCGTTGTGCAGAGGCCGGCATGGAATACCTGCGTTGGGCTTCTACACTGACCAATGAAGAGTTCCTAGATGAAGACGAGAAACATCTTGCTGAACCAACTTATCAAGCCAAGGCCGCAAAGGAAATCATCGAGCTTTATACTTGGTGGACTGTGACTTACCGCAATCGTCCTGATCCAATGGATGCAAGTGGCTGGAGCGATTACTGCGAACAGATGAGAGTCAAGTATCCAGGCAGCTTCTTCAGCAGCCTCAACAGCAAGGATGAAGCAGATCGCGAAGCCAGCACTCGAGCACATAACAGACTCAGTGAAATTGAAAAGGCCTATGCTGACGAAGATGAAGCCATGATGATTCGCTTGATAAAAATCCGTGAAAGTCTATGGACCTAAACTCTCCTTCAAGATTTAGACTTTGGGTCCAACGACTTTGGATGGAGAATCGTGAAGAACGATTGACCTACGGAGATGAACCTGCTACAATTAAACAGTATTGGAACACTTATAAATGGTGGATCAAACGAGAATATAAACACAGGAAAAAAATAAATGAGCAAAGATAAAATGCAACAGCTCTATGACAATTATATTGAGTTCACTGATCACATGGTGGGTGTGCATGGTGCTTTGGAAGTAGCCGCGGTGATGATGACGCAGGCTCTGAGCATATATCGATCTGCCATGGATCCCGAAGATTACGATAGGATGGTTGATGCTATTTCAGCCAGTCGCTCACAGGTCAAAACATTTGATAGGTTGCCCGTACAATGAAAGCACAGATTCCAGCAGAAGGTATAATGTTAACCGCAGACTTTGACGACTCAAAATTCTATAAGGTAGTGTGTAGCTGTGGCCAATCAGATCATGACATAGACTTTGAGGTAGAAGCCGCTGACACTGGAGTAAATGTAAATACCTATGTCACTACCAAAACTGATTACTGGACAGAGACGGTTAAGAAACGATATGATATCGACAACCGGTGGCTGCAAGAGTTGGATTGGAGTTGGAAGGGCATAGTAAACGGACTGGTTACGAGAGTAAAATTGACTTGGGGTGTTTGGACAAAAGGTTATGTCGAAACCCAGACCACTATAGCTATGACCGAACAACAGGCCATTAACTATGCCGAAACCCTTAGATCTGCTGTGGATGAGGTTAAAAAAATCCGATCTAAAATTGGTGCAACTACAACAGCCGCTGCTAAAATTGCTGAACAAGGAGATTGTGTATGACAACCGCTGATCCCAAAGGCTCCTGGCCATTCGCTCCCGGCGATGCTCCAGCGCCAACTGCTGAAGAACTAGAAAAACAACAGCTGGCAGAAAAGCAGAAGCTTATAGAAGTTCTCAAGTTCACACCATGCACATATAAAATATCAATGTGGGGCTACGGTGGCGAAAAGGTCATGGGCACAGTTAAAAAGAAAGTATGGAACTACTGCATGAAAAACAGCGTGGACCTGCAAGAAATAGCTTGGGGTGATGAAGACACTGTTCAGGAAGAAATGGGATTAGATTTAGATCAGTTACCGTTTACACCCGGACAGTGGTATGAATGCGATGATATGGCACATGTCAATGGAGTAAGTCGAAGTTCCGGAACCATACAGATTGAAAATGAAAAAGGCGACACGATTTTTGAAAAGAGTTTTGATGACTGCGATGGCGGTGATGGTAGTCCGGCCTGGTCGTGCCAAGATGAAGTCTGGGTCGGCAGTCGTAAAAAAGGTGAAGTGGTGTTCATTGGTAGCTCCAACGAGAAAGGAACATTCTTTGAGGGAGAGGTTGAACTGCGAGCACCGTTTGATATTGAAAAACTAGAACTCTACTACGATGAAGTAGACGGAGAAGAGATTGTGAACTCAGTGATGTACGACGGAGAAGAGATCGACAACAACGGTGGCTCAACCGACGGCAAAAGTTCGGACATGATCATGGTCATGCTTACAGACGACGAAGGCGGATTTGTGCGATATTCTCCAGAAGAAAAAGATTGGGGACATCCTCCGATTGGTACGAGTCCAAGTACATGGGAAGCCACTAAGAAATTTAAGTTTACAAAAACAAAACCAACCATAGAAGGTTGGTATAGTTGTGTTTGGCGAAGCTATGGTACCACATACGGTACGGCATACTGGAACGGCTCAGAATTTGGTGAATGGGAATACGGCAAGTTCAAACCAATCTCTGGAGTAGAAACCTGGAGTGGTTACAATTGGGACACAAGCTCATGGGTCAATCAACCTCCCGAGCCTGTGGATGCTGTCTGTGATAACAAAGAATGCGGATGGGTAGGCATGCGCAGCGATATGCGTGAAGATGACGACTACAACAGCCATTGCCCCGAATGTGATGGCACAGAGTTTACTTGGATCGACTATGATCCTGATACCAAAGAAGGTCGTGCTAATCGTAAAAAATATTGTAAAGAATGGGATCCAGAAGTATCTATGAATAGAATTGTAAAATCACATGGATAAAGTTAGTAAAAGCCCTGATCGACATACCTTCCAAAAAGAGGGATATGTCAAACGACAGGAAGAAAAGGGCGAACCTATCAATGAAAATTATCTTGATTGGTTTGAACAAGTCTTAGAAGAACATAATAATAAGTTTTACGATCCCCAAAGCAGAATCAACAACATGGAGTACGATCTCCTAACCACTGATTGGATTTTGGAGAAAGTTCGTGCTCACGATGCATATGCTCAAAACTTGTATGCGGCAATGTGTAATAATGGATTCATTAGGCTAGAAGTCATTCCTGTACTTAAAGGTGAGGAATGGTCATGTTCTTGGAGATATGCTGGCGGCATTGTAGCTGATATGCGACAACAGGGTGATTACATCGATTGGTATTGTTCGGGTATCCGAAATGATTATCAAGACGAAGAAGCTGGAAATTTATATGATCAGCGTAAATATGTTCCTGAAGGTTGCATCACCGACGAGATCCGGAGTG